TTTTTTTTTTGGGAAATCGTGCTAGCACGAAACTTCAAACATTACGACTTATATATATTAAAATTCCACGGCCGAAACCGCTTAAAAACTATATACAAATACATTGTAATGTTTGGGTTTCGGCGTCTACGCAAAAGCGCCCTATGGCCGTATCATAGGCACAACTACCCTGTCGCCGTAGCGGAAGGTGCTGTGAGTTGGAATATTGGTGGACAATTGATAAAATATAAAAGGTCAAAGTCGGGTCCACTACCGTAGAATATATCAATTAGGAAGTTGGCGTCAGTAGTACTCGCAGTAACTATACCTCTTTTGAGAGATAGTTCATAAAAGTCGTTTCCGTTAGCTCCTGATGATGTATTCACATTGACTAAATTGAATGGTATGAATTTATAAGAATTATAATATGGTAAATTCACTGCAAGACCAGCTTGTGTATACTGATTTGTGAGCGCCATACCTGCGCCTCCTTGAGTGTCTTGTAGTGTTTGGGTGTTGAGATTTTTCATTAATTGAGATGTTGAATTAGTAGATGCTGTTGAATATGCAAAGGGGTAATTTGATCTAGTATTATCTGTTCTCCTTGTTGCTGCAACATAATTTGTTGGATAAGATATTGCATTATTGTTGTTTGAAACATTGAAATTAACATTCACACTGCCTTTATAGCCAGCAAAACAGGATGTAATCCAAACCATGGGATGATTTCGAACGTAATTAAACTGGAAGGTAGAAGCAGGAACAACTGTCCCTAAACCACTCTCCCATCCTGTTGAATTATAGCCATAAATTCTAGGCATTCGTGTAAAAGGAAAATTCATGGTCATAAGATTACCAACCCAATCTGCATTTTTGGGAATGATTTGAGTGGAAGTTTTGCTTTGTCTATGCATCAATTCTCTAAGAGAAACGATGCGCTCTCCAAAACACTCCTTATACTTACTCTCATGGTTTTTTGTTTGGTTGTTAATATTGATAGTCTCTCCTTGTACCTGCGCCAAAGTTTTATCGAGTGGCATACTAATAGGACCACTAAATTCTAGATTTTCCGCACCTCGTACGAAGACTAAAATATTCACTGCTGATGTTGATACAGGGGCAGTTAAAGCATTCAATACTCTAACCTGTATACAACCATTAGCGTTATTATTAGTGCTCGTAGGTGTTGGACCGTTGGACCAATTTAATGATGTACTATATTGACTAGTAGGAAGAAAGGGGATGGCTTGAGTATTTGGAACTCGGACTTCCACCTCATCCTCAGTCTCTAAATCTACCACTATATTAAAGACGGAAGGGTTTCCTACAGTAGGCATATTACTCATTGTAGTAACTCCTACATCCCAACAAATGTTAAGTCTTCCTCTATGGTATTTGGACTTAATAATTTTAAAACGAAATATTACATCACCTGTCCAATACTGAAATAAGTTATTAACAAAACATAATGGGGTAGGATAGAAACTGTTCACTGGGGTATTTGAAAATTCATACAAGTCTGGTGCCACCAAGGCAGTTGCTAATATATCGTCTTCAACATTAGTGGTCTGCCATAGTGTACCAAACAAGAAACTTTCTCTCTGTATAAAATTACTTATTGAGAGGTTTTCTTTAGCATTGTCACCAAAATACATTCCAACACTCGTCTCTTGTTTCGGTTGTAAACTAAGTTTATTTATGGGTTCGCTAATTTGAGTGGAAGCAAGTGTATGAAAAGGCAAGTTTTTAAAAGGCATTACATCTGACACAATGGGAACATTAGTATATCCAAAAAAGGAAGCTACAGATCCAATAGCATTAGAAACCGTTTCTGTAGCACTAGCAAATGGCCCTATAACGGGTATATCTTTAAGCCGGCTTGCTACACGTGAAATTGTAGAAGCAGGTCCAGAAATTTGGCCGTTAGCCACATATTCAGATTTACCTTGTAAAATAGGTCTTGATGTTGCTCCTGCTAACTCAATATCTGATGCCCACGCAAACACATTTATAGTTACGCCGGCAGAAGATACTCCATTAGCAGACCGTAATTGAGCATATTGAACAATATCTATCTTTCCCATGTTTGTAAAATTAGCTGCGGTAGCAGTATCTAAAAAGTTGTAATAATACAAAAAGGGAAGGACGATCTCTTGTGAAGATACCGTTTGTGGGTCAAGCCACACCTTATTTCTCTGTGAAAGAAGAACTTGTTGTCCTGATGCATAACTGGCCCAGGCTCCGATTTTATCTCCAACATCCGTTTGGAGTGGTAGATAAAATGCTCCTAAACTACCATAATAAAAAGGACTGGCGTTTATAACAAACTTCAGGTGCAAATTACATCTAAGCAATTTAAAGGTTTGTAATTTCTGATTTATAGCTGTCACATTGAAATACAACAGCCATGGGTTGAAACTGGTTAAAACTCCTGCAGCAGCGCCAATATTCCAGGTATAATTTAAAATCTTAGCTGGGCGCTGCATAAATTCCTTAAGATCTGATTGAATCAATTGAGGTAATCCTGTTGGGTCATGCATAGTGCTTAAATCATTAATAGGGGGTTGAGGTTCGTGGACGAAATAAGTATTTTCTATCTCAACGTTAGTAGTTTCTTGTTTCATCTCTTCCTCTGGGGGGGGATTATTTAACTGGACATTATCCCTTAGTCCAAAATTTGATTGTGCAAGTCGTTTATTGTCGGGAGAAGTTTTAGACTCTATTATTGTCTCCGTATTCTTTCTTTTGAGACCCAACTTTGCTCTACTATAAATATAGTCTTCGGGGAACGCCCTAGTGGGGAAAAGGTAAGTTTCCATTCTCATCTTTGCTTTGAAAGAATTAGTTGCATTGATGCAGTAACTAAACTTACCTTGAACCTCTTGGTTACGACTTGGTTCTACCGCCGCATGACCCGATCCTAAAAATCGTTCCATGTTTTCTTCCCAAGTAAATCTTGGGTATTCTTTAACAAATTCTTTTAATGCTTCTGATAAATCTAAAGAGTTAAAGATTGTTTCCATATATTCAAAAAATTCCCTTCCATGGTAAAAACTTTCCATGGAAGCTGAAACTATCGCCTGAGCTAATGATTCTTCACTACTACATGTTTTAGATTTAACTTGGTAGGTGAGCATTTTAACTATAGAGCTTTTATCAAGTGGTGCACACACACACCCGAGCTCTTTATGGTAAGTGAAACTTCTTTTCAAGAATGTTACTTCAGATATATCAATATATGGTATTGAATCAGCCTCTTTATCCGCCATCGTGTAACCTACCCCTGCTACCGTTAACACTTTTTGGATATGAGTGTGGGTAAAAAGGGGTTTACTCTTACAAACTGCGCATACATGGTCATCTCCAAGTGAAAAAATAATGACGAATAAGAAAAACTTCTGTACGTCATAAATGAC